GGAGCCGACCTTGGAGAGCGACGAAGACTGGCAGGCGATGAACTGCGTGCTCGACAACGGCGTGCGCATTCTATCGCGCTCACGCGGCCAGAAGATTCGCGGCCTCAAGCACCGGCAGCACCGGCCAAGCCTCATCGTGGCCGACGACGTGGAAGACCTGGACTGGGTGCGCACGCAGGAGAATCGCGACAAGAGCGACCGATGGATGCGCGGCAACGTCCTGCCGTCCATCGACGAGCACGACGGTCGCATGGTCATCATCGGCAACTGGCTGCACACCGACGGCCTTATGGCGCGGCTCAAGAACACCGGCATCTTCCGGGTGCTGGAATTTCCGTTGTTGCGCGATGGGCCGGGCACCGAGGTGGAGCGCTGCACCTGGACGGCCAAATACCCCACCCAGGAGGCCATAGACCGCAAGCGCGAGGAGCTAGGCGACATTGGCTTCCGCCGCGAGATGCTCTTGCAGGTCGTGCCCGAGGAAGGGCAGGACGTACATCCCGAGGACATCCACTACTACGATGAGCCGCCGTTTGATGATGGCAATCACCTAGCCCACGGCGTTGACCTGGCTATCAGCACCAAGGAGAGCGCCGACTACACGGCGATCGTCTCGGGCGAGGTAACGTGGCCGCAGGGCAATATCGAAATCTACATCCAGCCGCATCCCATCATCCGGCGCATGACGTTCAGTCAGACGATGGATGCGCTCGACAATGTCCGCCGCAGCTCGAACATGAGTAGCGAGTTTTTCGTTGAGGCGGTGGCCTACCAACAGGCGGCGATCGAGGAGATGGAGCGCCGGGCATTCAGCGTAGAGGCCATGCACCCGATCAAGGACAAGCGCGCACGGCTACGCGTCGCGGCGCGTTACATCAAGATGGGTGTGGTCAAGTTTCCGAGGAAAGGCTGCGAGGAGCTCATCACGCAGCTATTGGGCTTCGGCGTCGAGAAGCACGATGACGGGTGCGATGCGCTAGTTTGGCTTATTTTGGGCCTCATCGGCGATGGTGTCGAACAGATGCGTGTCCATTACGTTTAGTTGCGTAATCGAGTGCATCTGATACGATTTACATGTGGAGCCAACGACCATCAACTACAATGGCAAGATATACCGACGGCAGCCAAAAGGGACACAAAGAAATCATCGCGTGTATTACTGGAGGCACGATTCCTGGAAAGCGTCGCCGCAGTCGCTTCATCGGCAGGTTTTTATCGACAATTTCGGCCCAATCCCCGCAGGGATGCACGTTCACCACATAGACCACAATCCATTCAACAATGCGCCCTCTAATCTTCGGTTGATAGGTGCTGGGCAGCATTCACGTCATCACCTCCTTACCCCCGAGCGTCGCGCATTGTCGGCCCGAACAGCTCGCGTCAACCAACCAAGCACGAAGGCGTGGCACGCTTCACCCGAAGGGCTTGCATGGCATAAGAAACACGCAACGAAGCAATGGACAAATCCGAGACGGTTTGACCGCACTTGCGAGGTATGCGGGGTAACATTCAAGGCGTTCCATTCCACGACTCTACGATGCAGCGGAAAATGCCACGCAGCGGCATGGAGACGCGACCATCCTGGCTACTACCATCAACAGCGAGTTGGATAGCCCTAGACGCGCTGGTCTACCTCATCCTCGGTCTTGTGGGTGAGGGGATTTCGCCACAGGAAGTGCAGTATGTGTGAGCAGAATCCTTCTTACGGATCATAAACAAATGAATAGGTCTCGCCGTCCTCTATCGGCAGCTCTCCGTAGCTTTCCCCGCCGATGTATACCGTGCACGTGACATATCTGTTACTTGGTGAAAACTCCGCCCATCCGTCATTGTTCGTGAATTCGCTCTCCTGGCCATTGAATAGGCCGTAATCAATAGTAATCTTCTTATCGCTCACTGGATCGCCGTCCTCATCAACGACGCGTATCGAAAATTCCATCGAGCATCCCCTCTTTTGGGCGTCGGCGTTTATCAAGAAGAAACGCAGGGATAGGTCATTCAATATCCCCAACCCAGCGGGAAGATATAATGCTAGTGCTACAATTTCGGCAAGTATGCCACGCTTTCTCGACCGACTTTTCCAGCGTACCGCCAGTCCTCACACCAATGAGAACGTCCCCCTCAACCGCTACGAGGGGTTTACCGCCAACGGCGCGGTGGTGTTGCGCGACCGGCGTGGCACGACCAGGGCCGAGTTTCCCGATGCTGATGAGAAGGGGTTTGGCGGCGGCAGCGACCCACTTGCCATCTACAAGCCCACGGGCGCCAAGGATGTCAGCGCCGCCAAGGCAATGGGCAATTTCACCGGCTGGACGTATGCAGCGGTCAATGCCATCGCCAGCGAAGTCGCCAACATCCAGCTTCGGCTCTACCAGATAACGGGCGACGACCACGAGGAGCAGGAAGACCATCCGCTCTTGACGCTGCTTGATGGCGTCAACGAGCACATGACCGGCATCGAGCTCAAATACACGACGATGGCGCACCTGGAGCTCACGGGTAACTGCTATTGGCTCCTGGATGGCGTCTCAGATGATCGGACGCCGCCGCGTGCCATCTATCCCATCAATCCTGGCCGCGTGCGCCTGAAGCTCGATAAGACGACATTTCCGTACAAGCTCAGCCATTACGAATTCACAATCGAAGGCAAAGTCTTCCGCTTCGAGCCGTACCAGATTCTCCACCTCAAATATCCAGACCCGAACGACCCATTCGTGGGCATTGGCATTCCGCAGACGATTCCCACGTGGATCGACAGCGACAACTACGCGATGGAGTACAACCGCAAATTCTTCATCAATGGCGCGTCGGTCGGGCTCTACATCCAAACCGACACCAACGTCGAAGCCAACATCGAGCGCATCCGCAAAGGTTGGGGCAACCGGCAGGAAGGCGTCGAGAACGCGCACAAGACGCCTGTGCTGCCCAAGGGCGCGAAGCTGGAGCACACCGGCGTCACGCAGCGCGACATGGACTTCAACAAGCTCACGGAAGCTACGCGCGATCGCATTCTCGCGGGCTTCCGCGTTTCAAAGACTATCCTTGGCACGGCCGAGAGCGATACGAATCGCGCAACGGCGGAGACTGCGGACTATGTGTTCTCCAAGCGCACCATCAAGCCGAAGATGCTTCTGGTCGTGTCCTACCTCAACGAGTTCCTAGTGCCGCGCTATGGCGACGATTTGTATCTCACCTTCATCGACCCGACGCCCGAAGACAAAGAATTCCGCACCCAGGAGATGACCGCTGCGGCGGGCACCGGCGTGCCGATCATGACGCAGAACGAGGCCCGCAAAACGTACATGGGCTTGGGGCCTATTGATGGCGGCGACAAGCTGATGGTTCCCAGCACGCTCGTACCAGCGGGCGTCACACAGACACCCGAGGGCGAGGATATGACGCCCCAGCTCGCCAAGAGCGCCAAGACGGCTGAGGGATGGGCTACCAAGGCCGTGCGCGTGCGCACCGGCGGCAAAAGCAGCGCCACGATCGCGGTGCGCCGTGCGCTCACCGAGGCGTTCAAGAAGGCCATCGACAAGGAGCCGGGCTATCAGGTCAAAGCCGTCAACGAGCTCACCCACGCCGAGTACATGGAGCATTGGAAGCGGTTTGCTGACCGCAGCGAGCAGGCCGAGGCGGAACTGCAAAAGATATTCCGGGGCATCAACGCCAAACAGAAAGCGGAGGTGCTGTTTAACCTGCCCAACGCCACCGGCGTAACCAAGGCGCTCAGCGACCTGTTCGATTCCAAAGAATGGATCGGCATCACCATCGACCTGGTAACGCCGATATTGATGGGACTCGCTAAAGATGAGGCGACGGCAGCGCTGGCGATGATTGGCGCCGACCAACGCGACATCTTTGCCGAGGATGGGGTGCAAGCGGCGCTCGCTCGCGGCATATCCAAGATGGCAACGAGCTACAACGAAACGACGCTCGCCAATCTCGAAGAGGCACTGAGCGAGAAGCTGAATCAATCGGGCGGCACCAATCTTCCCGAGCTCACCGCAGCCGTGGATGGCGTCTACAGCTATGCCGATGAGCGGCGTGCCGGGCTTATCGCCAAGACCGAGAGTTTTCGCGCGGCAAACTGGTCCAACAAGGTGGCGTGGGCTCAGAGCGGCGTTGTCAAAACGATAAAATGGTACACCGCAGAAGATACGCATGTGTGCCAATTCTGTGAGGCGATGAGCGAGCAGGTCATCGACATCGACCAGAATTTCTTCAACGCGGGCGACACGATCAAAGGCAGCGACGGCTCATTCATGACGGCTGACTATGGCGACATCGAAGCTCCGCCGTTGCATCCTGACTGCCGCTGCTACATACGCCCGCAGGATATTTCCACCGACTAGCCATTATTAAATTTACTCGACCGCTATGAAAAAACTTTTGTATGTGCTCTCCCCGCTCGCCGCGCTCTTCCTCCTCGCTACCGCAGTTCAAGCAGCGCCGACCGTCTGCCAGATTGGCAACGGGTGCACCGCGACCTCGACGGCTCCGGCCTACGGCAACATCCTCATCGGCGGAAAGAATGGCGAGTACGAATTCATCGCTACCTCGACGCTCGGGGGTGGTGGCGGCGGTGCCGTTTCCTCGGTGTTCGGCCGAACGGGCGCGATAACCGCACAGAGCGGCGACTACTCGACCTCACAGGTCACGGAAGGCTCGAACCTCTATTACACGCTGGCACGCTTCGCCTCGGCACTTGCCGGTACCACGACGGACGCGGTTCACGAGGGCTCGACCAATCTCTATTTCACCGCCGCTCGTGCCATTGCGGCACTCACCGGGCAGAACGTCTCGATTTTCACCAACAACGTCGGGTATCTGACGCCGACCACGTTCAACATCGCTTTTGATAACCGTCTTTCAGCGACAAGTTCACTGCCCAGCATTACCACGCTCGCTGCGCTGTCGCTGCCATACTCGCAGCTCACGGGCACGCCGAATCTTAGCCAGTATCTGACCCTCTCTTCCTGGTACTCGACGACAACCGACCAACTCCGCGAAGGCTCAACCAACCTCTACTTCACCAATGCGCGTGCGGTTGCAGCCCTCACCGGCCAAAGCAACTCGCTTTTCACCAACGGGGCGGGCTATCTCACATCGCTCGCGGGAGCGGCAAGCTCGACGCTTCTGTCCGACAACAACGTATTCAGCGGCGCGGACATCTTTACGAATGCATCGAGCGACTTTAGCGGCACTTGGCAGACGCTTTCGCCATCACATTTTCAAACGGCACTCACCTTGCCGCTCTCTATCGCAAACGGCGGCACGGCCACTTCGACATGGCTGGCGAATTCAGTCCCATTCTTTAACGGTAGTAATTTTACCGAGCAAAATCCTGGATTCACTTTCTCTTCCTCACAACTCAGCACTCCCCTGCTGGCGGTTACGGGGTCGGGGTCAAACAACGAGATAACGGTCAGCGGGAACAGTACCAACACCGCGAGCAACTTCTTCGATTTCACCATCGGCGGCAGCCAGACGGTCGCCAACAGCGCTGGATATTACGGCTTTAACATTGCTAACACTTACAGTGATGCCACTCCTGGAGATACACTTGGCCTTCTGTCAGGAGGACAATTCGCTCCCGGCAACGCTAGCGCAGGAATTGTGACTCAAGAGAGTGGAATAATAGTAAACCCCACAAACACTGGAACGGGAACGACGACAAACCTTTTTGGAATTACTGTGACGGGGAATACATCGGGAGTGGCGACTACGACAGCGCAATATGGTATCTCATCTATCCCGAAGTTCACTGGCTCGGGTGCAATCACTTCCTTAGAAGGTCTTTACACTGGGCCAGAACCGACAGGCAGCGGGAGCGTTTTTAACGATTATGGTATAAACGCCGACCCTTTCCCCACTACTGGATACACGGGGACGATAACAAATGAATATGGGGTGTTTACCCGTGGAGGCAATAATGCCTCTGGTGGAACGGTCTCCCACTACTACAGCGCCTTCCTCGGCACGCCCAGCAAAACCGGCACCATCGGCACCGAGTACGGTTTGTACCAGCAGGATGCGGCAGCGAACAATTATTTTGCAGGGAACGTGGGGATCG